AATGTTTATGGAACAGAAACAGTTATATCGTTAGTTGGTATAAATAACGCCCCGACACTTAATGTAACAGGAACGGTGTATGCGCGTGGGATCAACGGTGGTTCAACTTGCACTATAAATGGAACTTTGGAACCAAATACAAATTACGCATCAATTATTGGTTCTCCTTCCACCTTGATTTTAAATGGTAATTTTGCCCATGCTTCAAATGGTACGGTTCCGTTTGTTATATCTTCCACTGGCAAAGTATTAGTCAGTGCATCAAATAGTTTAACACATACATATCGCGTCAATAATGCTGGTACTCCCGGTGTAGCCCGATCTCTCTACACAGGCGGTCAGAACCTCGGCCAACCAACGGCTAATCATGTTCGCTCAGGTCAAACCTACGGCGTATCAAACGAGTTTACTGGAACACTTGCAGTTCCTAGCCCATCATATGTCGCGTTGGGTGTAGCAACTGATAATACCGTTGGATCACTTTCCTACCTAAGTTCGACTGATCTTCAAGCAGCACTATCCCCCAATGCTCCTGTTGCTGTTCAGCGTACCGTAGATGATACCAAGGCAATTACCTTTTCCTGGCCTGCTAGTGGTGCAACCATCACCGGACAGAAATCAATTGACAATGGTGCATATTCAGCGGTATCGGGTGCGATTGCATTCTTGAGAACTGAGTCTAATCGTCATTACTACACACTGGCCTACAACGCCAATGATCGATTAACCGTCGAAGGTACGATTCGTTACAAGATGACGGATGGGACTTATACGAAATACTTTAATCTGCATCTGTACGATGTGACTAGCGATGTGACAGTTTACCCAACTCAGCTTCAGCAAGAGGATAGGGCAGTTGAGGCACCGATCAAGATTTACACAGGTGAATCAGGCACGCAGTATTTCTTTGCGATCGATGCAGACCAGAATCCAATCAATCTGACCGGCAAGAACCTTGAGCTTCGGTTTGCCGATACAGCCAGCAAGAAGACACTGTACACGGCGAAAACTTCAAACGGTTCGCTTTCGGTAACGCTGGTCAATAAGGTGACGTTCACAAAGAGTCTTATCTTCACACGATACGAGCTATCTACGCTGCGGTTTTCTTTGCGAGACATGAGTGCTGGCGAGGAGGTTTTGCTGGCAGGTCCGGTAAAGCTGGTGTGGGCACCGTAGAGAGAAAGCCACGTAGAGGGAACAATTCAGGGAGGGATTGACAATGCCAGGAACATGCGGAGCAATAGGCTCCTTAACAAAACTGCTTGTGGAGCCAGGGGCTTCAGTGCATGTGTTTGATGCTAACAGCGAGCCGTATGCTTTTGTGTACGAGTCGATGCAGACCCGTCGCGTTACAGCAGGTGGTCGCGTTATCTGGGGGACCAGGGCTGAGCCGTCTTCGCGGCGAGTGAAGACATCTTATGTGCCGGTAGGGCGGTTGCACTTGCAGCCAGGACCGCTAGCACTAGACAACTGGCTTCCTCGCATTCTGGGTGGCAGCAAGGTAGGGAATAACATTGATCCTGCTGAGACCTTGCCGTCGTTCGGTATGTTGGTTCATCGTGACAACGGAGTGTTCCGATACGACGACTGTGTGGTGGGGCAGGCTATCTTCCGTGGCCAGTCTGGGCCGAGCGAAGGTGGTGAGGCTGAAGTCATTGACATGGTGCTGCTCATCTACGCCAAGACGGAAGTTGGCCCTGACGATGCATCGCCTCCGACTTGGCCTGGAACGGCTCCAGCGCTACAGGAGGGTGGTCAGCATGATCCGTATGTCTTCGGTCAGGGCGTTCTGACCCTGGATGGCAACTCTCGTCCTTTCGATGAGTTTGCGTTGTCGATCGATAATCGTATTGCGCCTCGTATGCGAAACAGTCTTACGCCTACCTGTTTCTTGCCGCTTGGAAGAACAGTTCGCTTGCAGGTCAAGAATCCATTTTTGACGACGACGCACACGAATGCGTTCAATTCTTGGTCGACTGGGTTTGCTGGATCACTGGCGTTTACGGCTGGTCCTTATTCGCTGACTGCGACATTCCCTCACTTGCGAAACAGCTATGAGACGCCAACGGTTCCAGGCAAGACAGAGATTCCATTGGCAATGAGCTTTGATTGTTTGGCGACCCAAGCCACTGGCTACGAAATTCGCTTTGCAAACGATAGCACCACCTAATGAGCGTTGACAAACGACTTCAGAAAATCATGCAGGCTGACGATCGGCTGTTTCGGGCAATGGAGCCAGGGCAGTTTGGTAGATCGTCTGCGCTGAAGTCGACCGAAAAGAGAAGCCAGAAGAGGACGAGCAAAAAGAAGAAGCGAGATCAGGCCAGGATCAGGAAGGCTACTTCTCAGTTTGATGTTGGTTTGTTTGCAGGTCTAACTGGAGTCCTTGATGTACTCACCAAGGGAATCGTCGGCGGGTCGCCAGAAGTCGATGACGGGATGGAAGAGGGAGAAGATACTGAGCAAGGCCAAGACGAGGCCACCTCAGGTCAGGAGTCGCCGCAGAAGGGTGGTAGAGTACAAGAAGAGAAAAAGCCAGAAGCCCGTAGTGATCAGCCACAGAAACCTAGATCACCTTCTCTGCTTACTGGTGTCGTAGACAAAAAAGACGACCCTGCTTCCGATGAGAACTTTCTTGCGAACTCTACTGACGAGAATCCTTTTGTAGAGATACCAGACGAGAATCCTTTCGTAGAGGTTCCAGAAGATAATAGCAAGTCTGATCAACTGGATGTATTCGTTCAAAATCCTAAGAGCGATCAGTTCTTTTCAGACATGCTGGGTGTGAAGTTTGACTTTAGGGTTGACACTCCTGACTTAGGTGGAATGGATTCTGGTTCTGGGAATGCGCCTAGCCAGGGGTCTGCGAGCACGCCTAAGGCTAAGGGAAGCGAGAGTAAGGGCAAGATTAGCCCTAGAGTTCAGAAGCGTCGTGAGGCAGCACAGAAAGAGAAGGAAGCTGCTGCTAGGAATTTTAGGCGGCAGCGTGGTGAGCAAGTTCCGCCACCTGTTGCTGGGATTCCTGAGCCTGCACCTATCTCAGATCCTGGTGCTCAAGGTGAGCAGCAAGTAGTTAACGATGGCGAGAAGCTAGGGTCGATGGATGCAGCGGCATCGAAGGCTACTGAGTTTGCACAGAGCATGGTCAATGTGATGGGCAAGCTGGCGACAGAGCTACAAGCGTTGGCGGTTAAGGTTCGCAATATCGAATCAGTAGTGGATAGACTCTAATGTATTTTCGATACGGCAACTATCAGCATCCCGCAAATGAAGTGACGCTAGCTAACTTCCAGATTGTACCGCAGCGCAATCAGCAAGGGTTTAGACTGGGTACGCACTACTCAATGCACCTTGAAGGTGAGTTGTACGTCGATGACGGTATCACAGATAAGGTGGCTTGCCAAGCCAATCTGACTAACAAGATCAACACCTTAATCAATGCGTACAAGGACGACTACAAAGACGCTGGCTTCTATCAAGACAATGGATTGCCAACTCCTCATGTGCTTCCAAACAATCACCCTGACAATGTGACTGGCAATGTCATCAGTCACCGCAACTGGCCAATGGGTGACGGTAATGAGTACGCCACGAAACGTACCTTTACGATTGGTATCACTGCGCTGTTTAAGAACTCGTACAGCCAGATCATCGAATATCAGGATAGGATTCAGCAGGTTGGTGACGGTGGGCCTGTTGTGGAGTGGTACAACACTCGCTTTGGATCTCCTGGGTTTCAAATAAGAAACGCTCAAAGTTTTGTTTACTACAGCCACTCTGGGCACATGCAGGCGATTGATGCGTATCCGATTCCTCCCTCGCCTCTTTACTCAAGACCTTATTTGCTGGGCGACAAAACAGTTATCCAGAGGGACAGTCCGAAGAGATACGCACAGGGCTACATGGTTTATACGGTTCACTGGACGTATCACTACATACTCCCCAATCCTTCTTTGATTTTGCCAACGCTGAGGTAATGCGTGACGTACTTTAGGATTGACGGTCAATACTGCATCGATCCAGCCGAAGTTCGGTTAGAACCTCTTGCGAGATATTCTCAGGGTTATTTCAGCAAGGCTGGCTCTATCCATCTCTATCGGGGTGAGCGCCCCTCTGAAGCTTATCTGATAATCAGCAAGCAGACTCTGGATCTCATTGGCGTTAATGCTGTATCGCATGAGATTGAGATTCTGGATGACAGAGACAATATTCTGTTTACGTCCAACTACTGGACGATTACGAATGTCGAAGCAATAGGCCAGGATGATTCGCCAAGCCAGTTGTTCTTTGTGACGCTTAAAGATCCCAGGCACATGGTTACGACCGTTGCCAAAACTCCAGCGGCAGTGATTGCCAATACATGGGAAGAGGAGATCTGGCCGAACAACAGCACCTACACGTATCAGCAAGTTCTTGCTCAGTATTGGGAGGCGATGCCTAGCTTCCACAAGGGAGCCAGTGTGGTGTGCCCAACGCTGGCTACGACTCCAGCTAGTTACGCTGAGAATATCTGGTGCGAAGGTGATACGGTTTGGAGTTGTATCCACAAGATACTCTCTGCGAGTGGTCATGTTGGCTACTTCAATCCGACCAATGGTACCTACTCTTTTTTAACTAGAGATGGCACCCAAGCTAACCTTGCAATTATTCTACAGCAGAGCAGGGATAAACTGCTGTGGGATGGTGACAATCCTGTCGGTATCAATGGTGGCAATGCTCCTGCATCGGTAGGTGTTTCGTTTAGGCCGTCACGCACTGCACTTAGTTTTCGCTTGCCTTTATCGGCAGATGAGTATGGGTCGAAAGCCAGTGTGTATACGGGTCTGCCTGGTGCGAAGCTGGGCTCGGTTCATTACGTTACCGATACATCGCGAACCAAATACTGTTCCGAGACATCTACTATAAAGAACTTGGTTCAGCTTAACTACCGACGCGATGACTTAGCAAGGACGATAAGGGGTGTTGCTCGCGCGAATCATTCACGCAATATGCGTGTGTATGCGGGGGTGGTCTTAGTTCATCCTGGTGAGGAAGTAAGTCACGTTTGTTATCAGATGACTCGTCGTATTGGCGTTACCACAACGATTGAGCAGTATGAAGACTTTGAGATAAGCCTTCCTAGTCCCAGGAACGATGAGTGGGATGTCAGTAAGACGCTTGTATGCAAGACGATCGAACCGATAGCGGCTCAGACTGGTGAGACTCCAGCCAGGGGTAAGGCTCAGGTCTACCAAAAGCCAGGAAGTTCTTTATCGGAGATACCCTACGAGACAGTCACCTTGAGCCATATAGGTACGTCGGCAGTGGCTGTCGGTACTTGGGTGGTTGCTAGTCTGGATTTTTACAGTGGCGAGTATTTCATTGTGGAGAAAGGTGGTACGGTTGCTACCACGACAAGCACCACACTGGTTCCTCCTATACCTTCGACTTGTCAGGGAACGTGCAAGTGGATTAGTAACGATGGCTTGGTATGGGTAATCGATGAGAATACGTGCTCTAATAGTACAACATCGACATCGACATCGACCTCTACGTCAACGTCTAGCACTAGCCCTGGTGCGACTACATCGACTACGACGGCTCATCCGTGTGCGACGACGACTTTAACTCCCACTCCGACCTCAACAACTTCGGGTGGTAATTGTGAGTGTGTTCCTCCTACGTTCTGCCCAATTACCGTAGGTGACTGCACGACGACCTACTGCGATCGTAACTTTACAGTAGATAATGCCTGCACGTCTTCAACAACTTCGTCAACCACAAGCACGACTACCTCGGCTGGATCTACCACTTCGACGACGCCATGTGATTGTTCAACCTCAACTACTACCACTACTAGCCTCAGCCCAAACTGTAGCGATGGTTGTGAATGGTGTCTGCTGCCTAATGGAACAATCACGCTTGAAAACAAGTGCGACCCGTCATGCCCATGCAATCCGTATACTGGACAATTAGAAATTTGTACGTGCGTTACTACATTTTGCATACCCACTCCCGATCCTCCTGATCCTCCACCTCCTCCACCTCAGCCTTGTGTTGGTGAATGCGTATGGGTTTGCTTAGGAGAAGGTAGAGGGTGGTGGTACGATCAAAAAAATAGTGACTGCTTTACCTCAGGAGATTGCAGGTGCTCTTATCCAACGGATAGTGATACATGCCCGTGTGGTCTTTCCATAACAACGCCATGTGTTCGCGAAGCGACTACTCCTTTACCCACCACAACTACAACGACTTCTCAGCCTCCTAGTCCATGTGATGTCTGCTATACGACAGTTGCACCTAGCACGACAACTTCTTCGACCACAAGTACAACTCCAGATCCTTGCCCAGGCCCATGCCGTTATCGCTGGAATAGTGCCGCAAGCTCTTGGGTGCTGATATCTGACCAGTGCGGATCTTGCGGTTGCAGTTCGGCACCAAGTACTCCAGGGACTGATGACTGCCAAGTACTTGGTGTTTCTTGTCGGTACTACACAACCACATCCAGCACTACAGCTAGCCCGACAACGACAACTCCAATTGGTGCGTGCTGTATGCCGATAGGCGGGTGCTCTGAAAGAAGTCAGGCTAGTTGCACATCCGTTGGCGGAACATATCAAGGTAATGGCAGTACTTGTGCCAGCGTCAATTACTGTTCCTCGCAAAATGGCGCATGCTGCATTCCAGTGCAGAACTCGTGCTACGAAGGGGTGACTCAGCTATTCTGCGAATCCGCTGGTCATGTCTTCCAGGGTGCTGGATCTACTTGTGCTTCGGTAAATAACTGCACTCCAACCACAACGACAACTAGCACGACGACCAGCACTAGTACCTCTACGTCAACTAGCACAAGTACCAGTACATCGACAAGTACAACCACAACAGCTTGTCCATGTTTTGCTGAAGAATGTGGTTGCGTCGGAGCACCTCCTCACGGTGTATGTGCCCCTGGTAGCGTATGGAGTTGTGATGCATGCTCTTGCACAACAACGACAACGACTACGACGACTGCGGCACCAACAACGAGCACAAGTACATCCACTTCTACGTCAACTAGCACAAGTACCAGTACATCGACAAGTACCAGCACTTCTACTACTAGCGCTGGGACTACAGGATCTCCCCCGTCACCTCCCCCAGGTTTTTAGTGAGGCAATATGAAACTGACTATCGGAATGGCAACTTATGAAGACTTCGATGGAGTGTTTTTTACCGTTCAATCTCTGAGGATGCACCAGAGTTTATCGCCTGATGATGAAATCATAGTTGTTGATAATAGCCCTGGAACTGCTCAGGGTAACGCTGTCAAGAACTTCTGTGAGTCAACTGGTGTTCGATACATACCAATGCAAGGAGCCAGTGGTACAACGCAAACGCGAGAGCGAGTCTTTAGAGAAGCGACCGGCGACATTGTGTTGTGCATGGACTGTCACGTTCTGTTGGCATCTCAAGCAATAGCTCGGCTCAAGCAGTGGTATCGTCAGCATCCAGACACTATGGATCTTTACCAGGGGCCAATGATCCTAGATCAGCTTAATTGGTCCTACACTCACTTCGATCTCAGGTGGCGAGATCAGATGTGGGGCATCTGGGGAACAGCGTGGAAGTGTGAACATGGTTACTTTACAGTTCACGAAAAAGATGGCAAAGCTGGCTACTTTATTTTGAATCCAGAGATGACTCCTGTTCCAGAGGAGTGGGGCTTACCTAAGCTTGACTACTTTGGTTCTGTTCAGGAGTTACTTGCCAGAGGCTACAAGCTGGCTGCTGGTAGCCCAGACGATGAACCGTTTGAGATACCTGCTCAAGGGCTCGGACTGTTTACATGTCGCAAAGAAGCATGGCTTGGATTCAATGAACACTTTCGAGCGTTTGGTGGCGAGGAAGGTTATATCCACGAGAAGTACCGTAAGCATGGACACAAGACCATGTGCTTACCATTCTTGGTTTGGAACCATCGGTTTGCTAGGCCGAACGGTGTCAGATACACACTGACTCAAGAGGATAAGATTCGCAATTACGTTCTTGGCTTCTTGGAGTTAGGCAGAGACCTAGAGGAGATTCGATCGCACTTCGCCTCTCAAGGTATGAAGCCAGGAGTGTGGGAAAGGGTCGTTGCCGATCCAGTCAACTTCACGGTGAACTCGGCTGTTCTGACCAGTGCTAGTGGTCGACCAGTTTTGCAACCACAGCCTACAAACACCTACAGCCTGGAGGAGGTGTATAGGTGGGTTTCGCAGCAGCCTCGCGACTTGAATGAGCATATGCCAACCTTGCGTGCTTTGGCTGAAAAGTGTGAGTATGTAGCTGAGATGACTAAGCGACGAGAGAGTACAGTAGCACTCTTAGCAGCTAAGCCAAAGAAGATGATTAGCTATCAGGAAGAAAATGATGCGATCCTAGATGTCTTAGAGAGACTGAAAGACGGCAATACAGAATTGTCTATGGCTGTTGGTAGCCTAAATGACATTCCGCTTCCTACTCAAGAAGTCGATCTGTTGTTCATCGACACACGGCACAATGCTAACAGGGCAATGAAAGAGCTTGCGTTGTGGAAAGATCACGTTCGTAAGTACATTGTGTTTCACGATACTGAGACCAATGGGTTTACAGGTGACGATGGGCAGGGAGGTCTGTATTCTGCTATCCGTCCGCTCATTGAAAAAGGTTTGTGGTTCATATCACACCACAACAAAAATCAGTACGGGCTCACTGTGCTTGCGAAAAATCCAGAGGATCGGCCTAAGGAAGCTATATGGTTGTGGCCGCCTGGATTTGGTCCTGGCACTGAGATGTTTGAGATGCTCAAGGACATTGGCGTGACGGACAAACCTAACTGCACCTGCAAGGCAACAGCAAACCAGATGGACATCTGGGGAGTTGAGGGTTGTCGCGATCCTCAGAACTTCCAGTGGATCTTGAATCAGGTCAACCAGAATGCAACGAACTGGTCATGGACAGATTACCTGCGCGTTGCAGCGATCAACGTGCTTAATCCAACGACTTGGAATCTAGCCTGGAAGATTGATCCAACAGACATACATGGATCGCTGATACGCGAAGCGATTCGTCGGGCTGAGTGCAAGCAGACCTGCACCAAAGAAGGATGTCAAGGAGGGTGCAAGTTATGATTGCAAGGATAGCTAGTGATGAGGTTCTAAATAAGTGCAAGCCAATCCAAGGCTGGATGTACGACGATGAGTTACTTTGGCTTTACGAGCAAGCCAGGAAAGCATCTCTGATTGTAGAGGTAGGTGTATGGCAAGGCAGGAGCACTACGGCGATGTGCCTTGGTACTACTGGTATTGTCTACGCTGTAGATCACTGGCAGGGTTCTCCGGAGGAGCTAGCAAACGCTCATTCGATTATGCAGACCGGAACAGGTCGTAGCGAGGTGATGACCAAAGCAATGCAGAATCTCATGGAGATGATTGACCAAGGTAAGTGTGTTCCACTGATTATGTCATCGGAGAGGGCTGCCGATTTTCTGCGTCCTATCCTGGCGGATCGTGGTGGTGCCGACATGATATTTTTGGATGGGGCTCATGATACCGATTCGTTTCGTAGCGACTTGCTGAAATGGAAAGAGTTAATCAGTCCAATTGGCTTGCTTTGCGGTCACGATCGTCACTGGCCAGGAGTTTCTGAAGTCTTGGCTGAGGTGCTTCCTGATACTCAGAAAGGCCCAGGAAGTATTTGGTTTTACGACGGAGGTATCCAGTGAGATTTCTTTGTCTCTGCCCGACCTATAATCGACCGCAGCATTTAATCCAGCAATCAGTTGCTTGCTTCAGAAGCCAGGCTCACTCGGATGCGTTTCTTCTGATCTACGATGATCTGGGTACGCTCAACGAGGAAGTAGATGATGACATGGCGATCATCACAACCACGGAGCGAGAGCCAGGGATTGTTGCTAAATACAACAAGATGCTCAAGCTGTCTGAGCGTTTTGGTGACTTTGATGCTATAGCCCTTTGGGATGACGATGACATCTATCTGCCGAATCATCTGCTATTTCACTCGCAGGTGCTGAGTATCCACAACATGAGCTATCCATCGACGGTGTGGAGTACTTACACCGGCAAGATGGAAAAGGAAGCCAGTGGTGGTAGGTTCTGGGCTTCGCTGGCGATTCGCTGCATGGAATTCTCAAGGCTAGGTGGTTTTGTCCAGACGGAGCGTGCTGACTTCGATCAGCAAAGCTTGAACTACTGGAAAGCAAATACCTCTTGCGGAGATCCGTGTGAGATAGGAGAGCCGACGTATGTGTTTAGGTGGAGCGACACTGGCTGCCCGCATAGTCAGTATCAGATGAAATCGCCTGATGACACCGAATGGTATACAAGATTGGCTGTCAAGTAAAAAACAAATGCAATGGAATAATACAGGGAGGACTGTGCTATGGCAAATGAATTGAGTCTGCAAATTGGTTTGAGCTATTCCAAGGGTGGTGATGTCGATCAGGTTTCCGATGGTACCAGCATCACGGTATCTGGTACGGCTCGTATGAGTGGCCGTCAGAATATCGGAACGGTTGAGGAGCAGTTAGTCCTTGGGGATGTTAGCTCTGTTGGGATTGTCTGGATTAAGAATCTTGACACAACCAATTACATCACGGTGGGTACTGTTGCCGGTCAGCGTGGCTTCCGAATCAACGCAGGTGAGTGCTTTCCGTTTCGTGTTGCAAACAATGCCATTTACTGCGCTGCCAATACTGCGGCGGTTGATGTTTCGTACAAAGTCTTTTCTAACTGAGAAGTGCCATGACAAGATTAAATGATCCGATGAATCGCATGCCAAGCATGGAAAGACCTCAGCAGTCTCAGTACAGAAGCAATAATGCGATGAGCTTTGGTGGGAGTCGTCCTGGCTCTCAGTCTGGCATGGGTAATCAGAATCCATTGCAGGGCTTGCTTACCTTTAAGCCAAGCGGCAATCCTATGAGTCCGCTGCGACCACAAAGCCCCTACGATGAATACTACATGCCTAAGAGAGATATGGCCGATGCCAGAAGCGCTATTAGCAACTATATGTCCGGAGGCAATCAAAGCCGCTCATCTAATGCGCAGCCATCGCCGTCTGCTTATGGTTCGGGTAGGCAGCAGCAGATGCCGTTTTTGCCAGGGAGAGGTAGTAGTTCAACTACGCAGCCACAATATGATGATTTGGTGTATAGGTTTAACCCTGATGCGCCTGCGATGTCAAAGAGAGAGATGGTTTATTTAGGTGGGGCTTTCAACAAACCTTTAGGTTCTAATCAGGGAAGCAGCTTGAGAGATTTTGCGATTCCTGTAGCTGGTGGGGCTCAGGGGAGTGGCAATGTGTGGTCTCAGGTAGGCAGCATGTTTGGAAAGCAGTCGCCTTTGCAGTCAAAGCCTGCTCAATCCGCATCTCAGACATCCGGTATCTTTGGTAACTGGCAAAGACCTGCTCAAGCATTGCCTAAGTCTCAGGCTCAGCCTGGGAGTATGTTCGATTCCAGTCCTCAAGCTACAGAGGCTGGTGTGGGTGATATGAGTTCACAGGATTTTCTGAATCTCATGTCGTCTTTGTCAAATACTCCAGTCGAAAATCCTAATGATTTTGTATTGGCAGGCGAAGGCGTGTCTCAGCCACAACCTCGAACGGCTGGTATCTTTGGTAACTGGCAAAGACCTGCTCAAGCATTGCCTAAGTCTGGCAATGTGTGGTCTCAGGTAGGCAGTATGTTTGATCCAAGACCTGGGCCGGTTAACCAGCAGCAACAGAAGCAAGGAGATGGTAATTATGTTTCAGGCGATATGACTGGCGGTGGGTATGTAAGGGTTCCATATAAGCCTGAACTGTTTGCAAACTCTCCCACACAGTTTGGCCCAGGTCAGTCAGTTCCTATGAGGCAGCAGACTCCAGAAGATGCATTGGCAGATTTCAATGAAGAGGCTCGTCGATTGGCGGCACAGCCACGTGAAGATCTTTATGGCATGACATCCAAGATGATCGCTGATGGTGTTGAGCAAGGTCGTCAGCAAGGCGTACAGGGTGCCAATGAAATTGTTGATCGCAATCTTTCTGAGAGCCAGGGGTATTATGCAACTCCATCGCAGAGGCGATCCGGTTTCTTTAGTTCCGGCATGGGCGCATTACCAAGTGATGCTGCAATTATGGAGAGCCAGAATCGTCCTTTGGGTGATGGTGGGCCTGCTGCTGCGGCGGCTCGTGCTGACCAAGAAGATAGACGTAAGAGAGCAGAGGAAGCGATGGGAGGTCCAAGTCCCGATGGCCTAACTCGCTACATGCCAAATCCAGATCTCTTGGCTTTTGCCAATCAGGATCGACGCAGAGAGGATCAGCAAAAGTTTTCGGCTTTGCAGGACGCTGGCATGTTCCCGAATCCTCAGTCAGGATCCAATCCCAATATCGGGACTTTCCAGCGTGAAGATCTTAAGGCAATGACTCCCGCTGAGATTCAGTTCTATCGACACAAGATGAACATGGCTACCAATCCTGTGTATCGCGATCGAATCAATGCTAAGCGTGAAGCGAGGTCACAAGACTTGGCGAATCAAACGAAGACTAGGCTAGAGATGGCTGCTAATCGTCGCCAAGCTGCGGCTGATGCGGCTGGCGCTTCTCAGCAGTTGCGAAACCTTATGGCGGGTCGCGGTGCTATTGGTGGGGGCCAAGACGGTTTTAATGCCCTGATGTCATTGGCTGCTATGCAAGATCCAAATCAAGCGTTTGGTAATTACGGTCAGGCTTACAACGCCTTTAGTAGACCAGAGATGGCTGCTGCGGAAAATCAAGCTCTGGTTAATATGTATGATACTCAGCGAAAAGCTCAAGCTGAAAAAGACATAAGAGAACAGATTTCAGCCACTATCAGTGATCCTAACTTGAGTGGTATGGAGAAGGAGTCTCGCATAAGAGCGCTTCGCGATCCTTACAGTTTCAACGAGCAGAACTTCCCGTTGGCGTACAAGCCGAAATTTAGTTCCGAAGCAACAAATAGAGCCGACAGGTACATTGACTTCCAAGAATGGCTAAAGGCAAACAACATTACAGATCCTAAGCAGATTTCTGATCTAGAAAGTCAGTATGACTTGAAGCTAAATGATCAAGAAAGAGCGGAAGCTTTGGCAAAAAGAAGGACTGTTGGCGACCTGTTCTACGGTGGTGCAGGCGCTTACAAAGTTCCGTTCGCTAATCCTCTGGTTAACTTTGCTACTAACATCTTTGCGCGAGCGTTTGGGTTTACTCCTGAAGCTATGGCTAAGAACTTCCGAGAAAAGTCGATCCTTGAAGAAAAACCAAAGACCCAAGGAAAGTAATTACTATACAAGGATGGTGATATGAGTCGAATGAGTGGCCCTAGTGGATTGATGGGATTTAATGCTCCGCAGTATTACAATGAGCCTGAGCCAGAAGATCCAGGCTTTGATATGGACTACGGTGTTTTGGGTAATGTGCTGAGCGGTGCTGGCAATCTGATTAACCTGCCAGGATCTATGGTGCGAGATGCGATCTCGTTTTCTAATCCAATCGATCAATTATTCACTCCGTTCAGCGATGAGAATCGAACCAGTGGTGCAGAGATTTCTCGGTACTGGATGGGTGGTGATGAGAACTCTGGTGGCAACCAGATGGCTGGCTTGCTTATCGATGTGCTAACGGATCCGCTGATGCTGGCTACTGGTGGTACTGCTGCGGCTGGTAAGCTTGGAGCCAAGGCTGGCATGTCTGCACTGAAGGGTGCCGGTAACGTGCTAGGTGCTACAAAAAGCGGTTATCGTGCGGGCATGAATGCTACGACTGCCGGTAAGTTGATGCAGCAAAATAAGAATCTTGCTCGACGGGCAGATGCGATTGACATGATGGCGGCTAATACGCCTGCTCCAGGTCTCGGAAGACCTGCTAATCTTACCAATCAAACTCAGCAATTGCAGCAACAGGCGAACAATCTGCGTCGTCAAATGTCGACTGATGATCAGATTAAATCTGCGGTTGACCTTGCTAACAAGAATCTTGACACGCGGTTTGATAACGCGACTATGCCTATTCGAGAAGGTGTTTATCGTGGAGCAGGACAGCTTGGTCGGTCGATGTACGGCGGTGCTCGCACTGGCTTAGGTAATGCACGTAGTATTGCAGGAGATTTTGGTGGACGCGTTCTCGGTGGTGATCGCAACGCTATGCTCCAATCTGCTGCTATTGCAGGCAATACAGCCAATGCGATGGGTGGTTTGAATATGCGTGATGAACCATCTCTTGAAGACATGATCGCTCAGGCACTCATGGAAGACCCAGATCTAAGCCAGCAGTTGTTGATGATGCTCAGCGGTGAGTAGCATCGCAACGCCTCGCTCGAATCGTTACACGCTGTCAGTTAATCTTGGGGTTAAGCTGTGGATCCATTCAATCTGAAAGCTTCTTTACGGGCTCTTGCTGCATCCAAAAGGCAGGAGCCTGTTTCTGCTCCTGAGGAAGAGAAGAATCCAGTTCGCAAGCTGGGTTCGGCGTTACAGGCTGATATTATCAAAGAGGCGCCTCCTGGTTTACTGCAGAGTGCTGGGAACCTGGGATTGAGTGGTTTAGCGGTGATCGGCAATGCGCTGGATTTACCGGCTTCTATGGTAAGAGATGTAGCAACGTGGCTTCCTGGTGGACCGAAGCCAGCTAATCCGTTTGATCAACTACTCTCTCCCTTCTCTGCGGACAATCGAACGACAGGGCGAGATCTGACGCGTGGCTATGGTTTGGCTGGTAAGGAAGATACGTGGGCCAATTTTATACCCGCAATGGCGTTAGAGATTGGACTTGATCCTCTTACTTACGCAACCTTTGGAGCCAGTGCTGCACTTACCAAGGGAGGTCAAGCTGCGGCTAAGGCTGGAATGATTGATAGGGCTGCCAAGATCGCAACTGCTAAACTGAAGCGACCAGTTGGCACAAGGGAAGCTCGTCACCTTGTAACGCCTCGTATGATACTGGATGATCTTCCTCCTGTTGAACGAGCCGCGACGGAGCAAAAGCTACGTTCGTTTGGCATGGAGGACGCTGACCTTGATAAACAGCTTGGTGGTCTACTTAGAATTAACAAGCCGTTCAGCAATAAGCCTATAACATGGAATAAAAAGCCTGTTACGTTCGGCGGGCTTACTGATGAGTCCGGAGTTGTTGGTGCTGGTAAGTTGCGATTGCCAGGGTCTAGAGGCCCAATGCCTCCTGCCGGTGGGCCTGCTATTCCACCATCAGGCCCTACGCCACCACCTGCTGGGCCAACCCCTGGTCCAACTAGTCCTGTACCTCCTGTCGGTGGCCCTACGCCGCCACCTGCTGGGCCTGCACCTTCTCCATCGCTGGCTCCAAATCAAGGATCACCCACAGGAAGTCCTCCTCCGAAACAGAAGAAGCCAGTGGTTGTTACGCCTACCGATGTGGCGTTGACTCGTCCTGTTACACAGTCGCCCGCACCAGTGGAGCAAGTGAAGGCGCCGCAGCAAATAGCTGGCCAGGATTTGGTTAATAATGAAAAGCGTCAGAAGGACAGTAGTGATGCCATCAATATCCTTCAGGATCGAAGCAACGTGTCGCCTGATGGCATGCAGTCATGGATACGAAAAGTTCAGGATAATGATGCCCTTAAAATACCAGCTAATGGATACGGTGGGGCTGATATTTTACTCAAGTCTAATGCTATTGACATTCCTGGCTACGAAAACGTAGTTGACGGATTAGCTGACGCTTACCTAGATGCACATCGCCAAAGAGGATCTGAGTTAACGCCAGATCTATCCAAAGAAGTTGACTATGTTGCAGATGGCTTAGGCAAAGCCAGGATGAAGTTTGGTGACAATTCAGTTGTCATAAGCATCGATCGTAGTGATGCTCCGGTCACGAGATCAAGGCGAGGCAACGAAAATTTCCTCAAGGCAATCAAAGAAGACTTGGCGGTTTCGTATGATGACAAACTGCCGAGTAATGTTGTGCTGATTTCCAAAGGCAACGACTACGATGACGCTTTAGGAAAAGTATTTTCTGCTGACGAATACACTGTATCACCATTCAATCAGCAGGGCATACCACCTGGTTTCAAGGGATTTCTTGTCCAGCCAAAACAGATTGCAAAAGAAACCAAGGTGCCTGTAGTGTCGCCTAAGGTTGCGGCGGAGAGTACTGCTCCCGTTGTTGCAGATACGAAAGCACCCTCTGTTGATGATACTACATCTCAGACACCTTCAGTTAATCCATTCACTCCTACGGCAAACATACAGCAAACACTTCCTGGCCTTTCTATGCCAGATGTGGTGAAGCAAGCCAGAGCGAAAAACGCCAAGGCGAAGCAAGCTGCTGAAACCATTCCTGCCACTGTGACTCAGCCGCCAATCGATCCCAATACTGGCAAGGTACTGGATCAAGTTGCTGCGGTTGATCCAATAAAAGAAGCCGAGGATCTTCTTAAGAGCAAAACAAGGAACTTACAACGCAAGGCAGCCAAAGATCCTTACAGGGACACACCAACGGCTGACATCGTAGATGGACTACTAAGCAAGCTTCCAAAGGAAGCTACTCGCTCAATGATTTTGGTGGCTGATAAAAACTTCGATGATGTTCGATCTATATTAAACGACATCAACACGCGAACACCAGGGGCAATTCCTGAGGTTACTAACTCTGTCCTTGCTAAAGAACTTGAGATGATTCAAGTTCTCAAGAACAAATTTCCTAACTCATCCAATGCTAAGATTAAGGATCTGTTAGATAAAGCGGAGGAGCAAGCAAGAGCCGCTCGTGTTTTAACGAAAGATGAAACACTTGAGTTGATGAAAAGAAGAGAAGTTTTCCTAGCCTCACTAAAAGAAAAGCCATTGAGTGTCGTCAGTAGACTTAAGAAGAAAAAAGCTTCTTCTGAAGAATGGAAGTCTCTTTTTCTTGGCAACCTTAGTAAAGATGAGATTGATGATTTTGAATTATTAAAGCTACTGGACAGCAAGACCAGTCTAACTAAAGATGAGGTCTTTGATTATATCAATGACATTGATTCACTGGGACGAAAATATGAAGACATAATTACTTCTTCCTTAAAGTCTATCCCAGAACTCAAGGAAGTTGACGAAGCGTTCGCCAAAGAATTTAAGATAAACAAAATGACAGCAGAAGAGGGTTATGATCTTCTGCACCAAACCATTCTCGAAAAGTACGGTCGTTCGTCTGAAACCGCTCTTGATGCACTTGAAGACTTGAATAGAGCTTCTCGCAAAGCAAGTCAGCCTAACTTTGGATTTACAAAGAAAAAGAAAAGTAGTGACGACAATCAGTTATATTCTGTTCTAGATAAATTTGAAAAGCAGTACAATTCTTCGGCAGCAAGTTCAGTCCCTAGCGGAGTTACTGTTGACCTCAAAACGCTTAAAGAGCTACCAGAAGAAGCCAGGCTGGTTGTGGGTCAAATGCTTGGCCGAGTCGGAGAGCGATTCACTGAGGGTATTCAGCTTCGCTATGGAGCCAAGGCACCGAACGAATCTGCTCTTGCTAAGATCGACCTAGACCAAGGCATCATCGACATCTTCGACAACTCCATAAAGAACAAGCGAGTCACCGAGGATACTGTCCATGAGCTATGGCATCACCTGTCTAGATTCTTTACAGACGCAGAACTGGCTTCTGTCAACGACGAGTACGTCAACGCTATTGGTAAGTATCAGGTTGATAACCCTGGAGCCAGCTTGCCGTATCATCTCTCCAGTATCGACGAGTATGTCGGCAAGAAAATGTCCGACCTTACGATCAAGCATTTAGGTCGACCAAAGCCAGAGGGATTATTACAGACGGCTTGGGGTAAGATGCTCGAAGTGTTTGAGTACCTGTGGGATACTCTGCGCCGATCTATTGGCTACAACGATACCAGCTTGATCATGAAAGATTTCTTGTCTGGCAAGCGTGACCCAAGAGTGATGATTAACAAAACTCTTGGCAAGAGATTAGGAGACATAGGACTTGGTGACATTGATCTCAAAGGCGGCACTCTGTACTCCATGAGCGATGAAGGCATCAACGCCGGATTCAAAATGAAGTCGCTCAAACTCGTGAATGAATTTAAACAGGACAAAGCATCCTCCGAGCAGTGGAGAGCGTTGTTCTTAAAGAACCTAACCAAGGACGAGATTGACGACTTAGGGTTGCTTCGACTGTTAGACGACAATCCTAAGTTAACGAAGCAGCAGATCATTGATCACATCAATGAAAACACTCCTAAGCTCAAGATCGAAATGTACACAATGGATGATGTTGTAAAAGATCCTATTAAGTACCCATTGAGGCGTTTTCTAGATTCAGAACCTATGTCATTAGACTTAAAGTACATGGATGAATATTCTGTACCAGGAGGAATACCAAATTCAAACTTTCATTTGAAGATATCAGTCACCGACTATCTTCCCCAAAGAAAAGACCTTAATGAGGGTGTGTATTATAAAACAGGACATTTTCCAAATGACCGTAACCTGATTGTTCATGCTCGCGGCCATGATCTTGTTATGAATATCCCAGGCAAGGAAAATGCCAAAATAAAAGTGATCTCGGAAATTCAATCAGACTGGCATCAGATTGGAAAAAAAGAAGGTTATGGTACACTCGAAAAATCACAACTCTTAAGGCTTGAGATAGAAGAAATAAATGGAGAATTAAGTATAGTCAAAGATATTTTCTCTGATGAAAAATTTGAAATTTTTAGTTTAATTGACCAAAAGATTCGTTCACGATTAAGCTCACTAGAGAGTTATGCAAGACTAAGAAATGATTTGAATTCGACAGTTAAAAAGCCTCGACTTGATAAAGATCTATCCGTATACGGACCTGAATTGTCGGAATTTCTAATTAAATTCGAGCCAAGACTCAGGGAACTTATATCTGAAATAAGGAATTTATCCAATGAAGTAGAAAAAAAACAAAAAATGATTATGACGTTCGATATAAATCCAGCACTTGATGTACCGCAAGCCAACAAGAGCCCATTTAAGGGTAGCTACTCTATGCTGGCGTTTAAGTCAGTCCTAAAGAAAGCAATTGATGACGGCTATGATGCCGTTGCTATTGTCGATGGTGCCGATTCGGCTCGTGCAGTGAAGGGACCAGTAAAGGAGCTTAAGGAATCCTATGACATAAAAACCAGAGATATAGAAAAGTATGTCAAGAAGTTTGATTCCAAAAAGATTAAAGCAAACTGGAATAGAAGTTATCTGATGCCAGAGGGTGCTGTTAATCGTGATAACTTCTTGGATGATGAACAAGATGTTTTTGAAGAAATGCATAAACATTATCCAGGCTATACTGGTGACATGTCAGTGTTCCCAATCACTGACAAGATGCGGCAAGAAGCCAGTAGTCCGACACTGTACTCTCGCCTTCCAAGCAACGCACCTGCGCCACCTGCGTCTGCGTCCCTAACGTCAGAGCAGATTGCTCAGCAATACTCGCAAGCTACGTCCGCTAAAATTGCAAAATCCTTAGACAGGATTCAATCTAAAGTTGGTAACTCAACTGTTGGTCGACACATGCGGGCACTGTTCGATCAAACTGTTCTTGGCACTCTGACTGAGCAAGGACAGAGAATCGCTCCTCTTGCGTTCAAAGGCTACAAGGGTGGTGTTGTCAAGATGCGTAAGGAAGTTGCTCCGAACATCCCAACTTGGCAAGGACTATCCAAGCTTGATGAAAATAAAATCGCCAAGGATGAATTGAATCCGCTCAAAGACTACATCGCTCAGTATCCAGATAAAGTAACTGCTGAGCGAATGAGAATGCGTGATGCACGAGTCATAAGAAACCAGCGATACAACGACATTCTAAGACTTGCAGAGCGTCCATTGATTGTGAAGCGACAAGATGGTACTGGGCAGTGGCGCAGATCCTACAATCCGATAACCACAAATGATGTGCAAAGCAATGTAAGGTGGCTCAGCCCTGACCAAGTAGATAAAGTCACAAGGCTACTCAACTGGGAGCGAAGGAGTAATCTTGGAACTTTTCGAAGAGAAAACACAATGGGTATTCTGGAGTCCAAGTCGTTTAACAATAGGTATGTAGCCAGAGTTCGCTCGCCTATGCCTGGAGTTACCGACTTACCCTATAACCCGAACTACGGTGAACTGCTAGATCCATCGCATCCACATGTCAGAGCTAGACGACCTGAGCTAGAAGGATACGAAGATGGAACAGCGGTCATTAATGACATATCAACCGACCCTGAGTTTTCTGGAGTGATCGCCAAACGTGGCATTCGCGAAATGCCTGCTAGCGCCCAGATTCAACAGGAGATTGACGATCTAGCAAAGCGTTTGTGGGACAAGTATGGCGACCGTTTAGATAGTACACAAGGAGCGATTGGATTTAATTCAATTGCCGATGCAGACTTAAAAACACGAGTTAAAAAACTCGCTGGCTACATGGCTAACTTGGATCCTCGCCATGCAGAGAACGCAATACCTTTGTTTAGCGTTGACCTTATCGGAGCAACGATGCAGCGACTTGAGCACAGCCATCGCTCTGTCGCTCACGCTAGGATAATCACCAAGCTTGCAATGGATAATCTAGCGCACAGATCAAGGTTTGCTGATCGACCTGGAACCGCACTTAATTTAACTTTACAGGAAGGTGGGTATTACAACGAAACTGCGGTAGGCAGAGTCTTAAAGCAGCTAAGGCAAAAGAATAAAGAGACTGTTCACAGTGCTGACAAGCTAATCTATGACAACCTTATCAGTCCAAAGGTAGATGATCTTAGAAATCAAGCCAGAAATGCTATACTTAATGGCGCAGTGCCTCCTGGCTACAATTTGCAACAGTTCGGAAATGAACAAGTCTTTCTGACAGACCTTGTAAGTCCAGATGCAAAACTAAACCTGCCAGCGTATCGCCTTGGTATCGTCGTCCCAATGAATGGTCGAGTACCAAACAAGCCCAAGGTTAGGTTGGTTGAAGTTATCGACATGGGGAAGAACAATCCTCCACAGGCAAGGATCAGAAACTTCAATGATCCCAATAACTTTCAGACAAGCAACTATCGCTCCATTATGCCAGAGCAGATTCATCTAAGTGAGCTTGTTGTTCCGGCAGATATTGCAGATGAGATCAGAAGATTTATTAGGCCGCCTACTTTAGGGCAAGAATATCGTCCACTGCTAAGAACCTACGATAAGGGTTTGAACATTTGGAAGATGCTTCAAACGGGAGCCTTGCCGTTCTTGTCATTTCATACAAGAAACTTCGGTTCAGGTCAGGCAAGTAATTTGTTCCAAGGAATGCAAGTAGATCCAAGATACGCCTTCAATCCTTCAGACAGCAGAACATGGCTCAATCCAATCAAGTCATTTACGAAACCTATTGCTGATGCTCATGCACTTGTGACAGGTGGAACCGTCGAAGGTGCAGCAACTATGCCTGCCTTCAAAGGTAAGGGGCTAAGTGATTCAGAAGCAACAGAGTTGTTGCGGCAAGAGATATTCGCACTTGGTCTTGTTGGCGAACGTCAAGGTTTGGCGGCAGAGCAACTACAAGAAGCTCAGGAATCATTGCGTGCTCAGTATCCTGGGGTACGCGGGAGCGAGTCTGTTAATCCACTTGCAGGGAAGTTCTCACCGGCTGAGAAAGGAACTACATTTGGTCAGCGTTGGCTATCCCCCTGGCTTATCAAGGGTGGCTTGGCAGATATGGACATCTTCCGACCGGCTCAGCTAGGTAAGGATCTTGCTCAGTATACTGAAGGTCTAAACCGCTTGGCGCCCTACCTTGCCATGAAGAGGCAGGGGCTAGATCCAGATACGATTTCAAAGTTGGTTAATGAGGCACAGATTGACTATACCAACCTGTCTAACTTTGAACGTGATTTCTTAAGACGCGTGTTCCCGTTTTATTCCTACTCACGAGGCATCGCGCCTTTTGTTGCTAAAACTCTAGCACAGCGTCCTGGCGGTTTAATGGGACAAGCCATAACTGCTTCAGCTAAAGCAGGTCAGTCCGAGGAAGCCAGTGTTACTCCTGATTACATTAGAGAGACTGCTTCGATTCCACTTGGACGAAGTGCAGATGGAACGCGATCCTACATCACTGGCTTCGGTATGCCGTATGAAGATCCTGCACAGCTAGCTGTTGTTGCGAGAGGCGATATTTCGGGAGGGCTGCGTGAGCTTGGCTCAAGACTTAATCCTCTTGCCAAGGCTCTTATTGAAGTTATGACGCAGCGTAGCTTGTATCAAGCTAGCCCGATGGGTGGTCGCGAAATAGCTGACCTTGACCCCACGATCGCTCGTATTGCGGCGAACATAAAGGACTTGACGACAGGGAGCAGGACGGAGCAGGTGCAGCCCTTGGGTGGCAACCCTTGGTTAGAGTATGCGATCATGAATGCTGGCCCTGGTCGACTCTTAAACACCGTCAGAACAGCGACAGACCCTCGTAAATACGATGTGATACCGTGGAAGCTACTGCTTAACCTTGGCACAGGGGTACGTGTTGCAGACGTTTCTCCAGGGGCTCAGGATGCAATTCTTCGGGAAAGGATTGCGAAGAACATGAAAGACCTTGGGGGAAGGACATTTAGTACACCGTACTTCCCAGACTATGCTAAAGAGAACTGGACTCCGACTCAAATTGAGGAAGCCAATCAGATAGCAAATACTCTCAAGCTGCTCAATCGTCGAGCCAACGAAAGGAAGAAAGTTAAACAGCAGGAAGCCAGTCAGGCGCAATAAAAACGGGGTGGTACCCGACACACAACGAGTACCACCCCACCAGCTACCTAGCCAACAACAACGAAAAACTAGGCAACCAGCTTATTCGTCTTCCCAGTAAACGCCGAATACTTCTTCCACAAGTTTCACCTCACCGAAGCCAGGAGGTGTGAACGTGTTAATAGTATCAATCGCCTTAAATGAAAACAATGGTCCTTCCGACTCATTTCCACCGTTGTCAATATAAACTAAATGAATGCCAGCATCTGCGTCCTGAGGCACCATAAAGCTCACACTGCCACCCGCTGCATCGACGGCAATCTTATTCTTATTGCCATCATAGTGTACGCATAGTTCTTGCGATGATAGATCGCCTTCACTTGGCAACGCCGGAACTTCTACACTATACACCAACCCATCACGAACATCTGGCATAAACACTTCTCCATTTAGAACAGGCACCACGCTCGGTGGAACGGGCGCCGACAAAAAGAAACGGATTATCTTTCTCCATAGCCAAGCTAGCCATCTCATCGCCTAGCATCCCTCGCTTGCGACTCCATGCACAACACCATCATGCGGTCGCTAATAGCTAGTGCTACTGGAATTGGAAAGTTCTGGAAGGTTGAGGAGCCATCCATATTGGTGATCTCAATCGTCACCAATTCCGTACCATCCATAGCACTAGGCCCTACTACCTGGGTTAAGTAAACCTCAGGTATGCTCATCTGAATCTCGCGATACTCATTATCGTTAGCCATCTCTTGGTCCCCTGTATTCTTCCTTGCAGCAGGGTTTATCTTTTACTCGGCGGTATACACTTCGGTCTGGCGCTTTAAGCCAGTGGGCCATGCCATGTCTTTGTTCGTAGTGAAACTTCGCTCTTCGAACACTAGGTTATTTGTGGGCTGCACTGTTATGCGATCATTTTCAAGTCGCACAAAAGTAAACTCCTTACTTTGCTCCACGTTCTCAGAGAACCCATCGCCTATAGGGGCTGCCGTGAACAGATAGGAGCCAGCGAAATCGCCCTGCTTTGTCTTGGCCTTGCACCTTAAGCCAGCAAGATACCTGTACTCTATCAGCGTAAAGTCGTAGCCATAGCAATCCCACGTTTGAGAACCGACTTCGCTCCACACGATCGGCTCCGGCGAGGGTGAGAAAGCCAGGGCATGAAGCGGAATGTTTCTATAGATCGCACCACTTTCTAAAAGTAAGTTGCAACCCCACGCTCGACCAGGGAAACTGACGACACCAAACCACACCGCAGGAATGAAACCTTCTGGCTGCTTGTGCGTAAAGCGACTGTCTACGTAAACGTACTGGTGCTTTATCAGGTCTCCAACCAGTGTGTACCTCATGCTTGATCATTCCATCCTTGAAAAAGAAGCCAGTGTTGTGTCTCTTAACAACCACTCACTACACCAACTACATAGCATTAGCACTTGATAACACCCTATGTATAGTAAGTGTTATCTCTGGGTAAGTGTATTGATTACACCCTAAGTTAAGTAACCCAGGTAATCAGAGTGTAATACCCTTAGTCCCATACCTTGGCTTCTCTTAAGAAGACTAAGTAGGTTGTTAAAGGTAGGTGCGCAGGCCATCTAATCCTACACCGATCAGTGGTGTAAGTGATGTCTGCGCCCGTATTAAAAATTAAATCCCCACGCGTAATCGCATAATGTGGGTACGGGTGCATAGTGCTACTGAGTGGTGTGCACTACCTGGAAGTTGCTTTACTGATTTCACTCTCAGCGTGACCCGCGCTCTTCCTTAGACCTCGCGGCTGCAATCTGTCACATCCCATGGTTTGCAGCTTCCTGCATGCGTAACGCCACCGGCAGCTTTCATCAAGTCCCGACCATTACGCAAGGCTGTCATTGTACGCCCCCTCCATCCCCTTTGGGTGTCGGCACAGCAAGCCAGGACCGCAATCCCAGAAGCCCCTTTAAGAGCACATTGCTGTAAGCATACTCGGCAGTGATTGTTTCTGTTCGCCACTTCACGAACCCTCTTTACCTAGCCGAGGAGGCTAAGCAAGCCAGCAGGATTCGAACCTGCATATTAGGGGGCGACCCTACGCTCTTCCGTTTGAGCTATAGCCTGCGTGCTGTACCCGCCTTGCGACGGGCACGTTACTGTCCCTACACATGGCAGGTCAGCTAGTACAGTTTAGTAATCACAACGTATTGCGGACAATACCTTAGAGTGAAAAGCTTTAAGATTTATTCCATGACAATGAAATTATTTCTTCATGCTCTTGGAACCTTTGCAGGCCCATCTCTTTCTGCTTATGTCATTGGCGCATGGAGGATTGTCGCACTTGGGGATCTTTGCTGAGCGAGCACAGTAGGCATCGCCTTTGGCGGTTCCAGGTTTAGGCGTAACGCCAGCCTGCCCTACACTTCGCTTCTTACCGTCGACCTTCACAGCCACTGCCTTGCCCTTAGCTGGCTGACTAGCCGCTTTCTTTGGCATCTCTTCGCTCCTTCACTACTAACTGGGGGTGGTAATTACTGAAGACGACTTCAGTGAACTCAATCCCCTATCAAATACCACTTTCAAGGTATGCTCATTACTGAAGTGACTTCAGTAATCTATCTCCTACTGGCTTGCTGGATCTTTCGTACCAGATCTCTTTCGCTCCAGGGTGGCACGCATGAAGTGTTCCACTCGCGAAGCAGATCAAGGGCAGTCTGTTGGTCTAGGCCAAACCCATCTACCAGAGCCAGTGCTGCTGTGTACGTATGTGTGTGACCGAATTGACCTGAGTAAGCAGGGCCGTGTTTAGCAAGCCAGTTGCGTGCGATCTCAACACTGGCTACCCCATGCTCCCTAGTATTCTTCCTGCTAAGTTGAATTGGCTTTTCCTTCGGTTGTATTTTTTTTATTAGGCGGAACAGTTCGCTACTGCAATCGTGCAATTCGGTGTGCATGGAGATCCGCATACCTGTGTAGCAAAAGAGGCGAGCCTTTCCGTAAACCTCAATCCCTGGCTTCTTACCATCAACCGGATCGCCAGCAACTTTGATCTTCAGCTTTACTCCGGTAGGCACCTCTCCGATCCCAAATATCTTGATGCCTGTTTCGCTAGGAGATACCTCCGAATAGGTCAGGAAGTTATTGGCTATGTTCATTGCCCAGTTACTAAGTCGCCCCTTATCCAGGCAGCCGTCTAGGTCTATGCCAAATAAGCCAGTTCCTTCAGAAAAGACAAAACCCAAGCCAGCATATCTCTTAGTGTTTCTCTCGTATCGGTAACGTGCTTCGCTGTAAGTACCCCACGTTGATGGCTCATTGGTCTTTGCAGCCTTGCCAGTCTTTGGATTGTAGGGCATTTTTACTTTGCTACCGTCTCTATTCCACCAGCCCCAGACGACCCAGTTTGGAAGTGAACTCA